GACCTCGGCGTTACGTTACCTGCGGCGGCCGCAGGCCGAATGCGAAGCCCGGAAAATCGCCCCGCGCCGGGCGAGCATTTACACGTAATGCCCATTATGCGAGGCCACTTTTGGTACCGGCAGAGGATCCTGCAGAACGACCTGGTCGAAAATATTGGTACCATTTCTCGGTGGCAGTGGTACCATTTTCGTCGAGCTCGAGCACGACCTGGTCGAGAATACGGTACCAAAATGAGCCGCCATGCTTGTCAAACTCCCCGATGAATCCCCCGACTTCGTAGAGAAACTCAAGGAACAGACCGGTGCGACCACGGCTGCCGGTGCCTATCGGTTCGCCGCTGAGCGGTACGGGTCGCTGACCTATCAGCTCAAGCAAGCCATGGACGAACTGGCGAGGTTGCAGACCCGGTGCAACGTCCAGCAGCAGATCATCGACAACGCCCGCGCTTCTGCCTCTTCGCTGCTTGACCACGTCGCCCAGGGCGATCTTCTGCAAAGCTGACAGCCCCTCGAAGCTCCGGCAGGTCAAGGGCCGCGACCCCGGCTTGTCAGCGCTTGCGGTGACAAACGGAGTCCCGGGCGGAGCGAACCCTTGAACCACCTCGGACAAAGACAGCCTCCGGTCATAGGGTAGGGGGAAGCTTTTCTCCCCCTGCCCTCTGACCCCCTGGCGAAGGGCAGGGATGACAAGGGACAGCGTCCCTTGGTGTTGATGGGTGGGTGTTGCGGAGGGGTGGCCGGGAGCGATCCCGGCGCAGCCGGGTCCACCATCTCTAATGGTGGACTCTTGTCTAACGGTTAGAATTTCTGACCACTTTCTGATCAGTCTTCGCGCTGGACAATCGCGCCCGAGGCTCCGACCTCCAGCGACGTAATGACGCGCTCCAGGAAGGCATGAACCAGCTCTGAGTCCTTCATCGGCTGCATGCCCCTCTTGACCAGTTCCTTGTTGATTTCGACGGCTTTTTTCCGCAGCGCCTCTTGTTCTGCTTGGGTCAGTCGGATGTTCGTAGGCATGTCTCGTCTCATCGTTCGCACCTTCCAAATATGCATGTGTGCAGGTTATTAGTGTTGACGTGTGTGCGTGTGTACGTCTACATTCGCGCCAAATGTTATGTGTGTGCATGCATCCGATGCTCGACCGAATCCACATGTTCATCCGCTTCCGCCCGGAGCACGTCCAGATGATCGGCAAGCCCGAGTCCCCGACCCTGGTCGTTGACCTGGAGTCGTTGGGGGTGCGCATGCGGTCTTCGGGCGGCGTGCTCAGGCGTGAGGACGGGGAGGGGTACGACGTGGAGGGGCTTTCCCATGCCTGGGAGTCGCTGCCGTCGAGCTACACGCCCATGGCCTTCAAGGTGTTCCATCAGTCCCTGGGCAAGCGCCTTGATCCTGGTGTGGAGCTGAAAGCGTCTCCGGCCAAGCTGCTCCAGGGGCACAACGTCTTCGGGCCGACCTCAATCCGCATGGGGGCTGAGGTCATGTTGAAGTGGCTGGCTGGCACCTATCCGGACCTGTATTCGAAGCTCGATGTGCTGTCGATTGAGGTCTACGCCCTGGACTGCACGTTCTCGGCACGCATGCCGAATGAACAGACCGCCCTCCAGGTCATCCAGTTCATGCGCGGGGTCAGCAATGGCCAGACCCGCAACCGGGGTGACGACTACGAGACCACGGCCTACTGGGGTTCGAAAGAGGGGCGTCTGCGCAAGATCAAGGCGTATCTGAAGGGGCCAGAGTTCCGGCGTCAGTTGGACGAAATTCTCAAGGCTGCTCGCGGTGCCACGGTCGATCCGGAACCGCGCCAGGACCTGGATAACGCTCATGTCCGCGCCTGGAAGCTGCACAAGCGCGAGCGCCACATGCCCATGTCGAGCCTTTCTGCTGCGCGGACGCTGCGGGTCATGCAGGACCCTCGGCTCCAGGAGTTCGCGCGGCTTCTTCTTCGCCTCGAGGCGACCGTCATGCATCGCTGGTTGGAGCGGCGGAATCTGCCGACGAACCTGTGGGAGCTATGTGACTACCAGGAGGCGCTTCGTGACCAGGAGCGCTGTTTCATTCAGGAGTGTTGGAGAGCGGTAACTGCTGAGCTGTTCGCGGCCTTTGAGGGTATGACCATGAAGCGAATCGACGATGACAAAGTGCTGGCCGCACTGATCGAGAAGTACACGAAAGTAGGGAAGGGCAGGTGGACCAAGGCCCGCGCCGACAAGGCAACGGGAGCGATCATCCCTGCTGTGTTCGTGCCGGGCAAGCCCAGCGATGCCTACGCCCGGAACCTGTTCCGTACATATCGCAGCCTTAAGGACTACGGGTGGGAAGAGACCATGGCGTCGATGAATCGCGCCAGTTTCTACAACCACGTGCGTGACCTACAGGCGGCCGGCATTTCCAAGGCGATGCTCCAGAACCTGAGTGAGTACGACAACACCCGCAACGTGGTGCCGATCCTGCGGTTGCTGGAGGTGGATTTCTCGGCGCAGTACCCCGACTGGTACGTCGAGCCGACCGTGGAGGCCGCGTGATGTTCTCCATTGCCTATCGCCAGGGCTTTCAGCAGGCCCGGCGTGGGGGATATGCCAATCCCTATCCGGTGGGTACCGCACAGCACAACGACTTCGAACAAGGCTACTGGCAGGCCCGCAAGCGCGGTATCGAGCCGCTTTCTCGCATGGCGGCGGCGCTGCTGGCAGCGCGGAGGGCGCGCAAGTGATCGTGCCCGTCCTGGAAGCCTTCGCCCTGCTGGCCGTTGCGGCCACCGTCATTCACGCCCTGGGCGTGTGGGCGCGCAGCGATGGATAAGGTGGCCCACCAGTCGCTCCGCTGGGACCTGGAGCAAGACCTTTCCCACCTCGTCGAGGACGAGCACCTGGTGCGCCAGGTCCTGGACCTGGTCATGCGCCGAGTCGTCCATGAGCAGGCCGCCGAGGCCGTTCGCCGGCAGCGCATCAACCGAGACTTCAAGACGTTCCGGCGCGGCCGGAGCGTGACGCCGCCCGCATGGGCATTTCGTGAACCGGGCACAAGCCCACAAGTTGAACCCCTGAGGTAAATCATATGCTCGCTCTCATCGGCCTGTGCCAGGGCTATTACTCCGATACTCGCAACGTCAATACCGCCAACGGTCCTTCGCAGATTGTTGAACACTCGGTGCTCGTCCAGGTTGAGCAAACCAATAAGTTCGGCATGCCGGAAACCAAGGTTGTCCAGGTCCGTATTTCGAAACGGCATATGGATGGCGGGCTCAATAATGTCTGGAAGATGGAGAAGGGCAAGACGGTGTCCGTCCCGGTATTTATCCAGGCCTGGGCGAGTAAGTCCGGTAACGCCGGATTCGATTATTGGCTGTCGGGCGACGGCATGCCGTTGAAACTTCAAACCGTTCAGGAGAAAGCCGCTTAAGGGTCCCGGCCTTTTTCGGCGAAAAAGGACGGGTAGGGGATAAGCATGAATTTTTTGGGCTGTGACGGTGTTTGGTTGGCTAGGGAAGATGGTTCAACTATCTGCCAGGGCCAAATGAAGACGTTTACGGTCCAGGAAATGCGGGAGTTTCTAACTCCTGCAATGACAATTGCGCAGAAAGCTCAAATCACCGGCGGTCTGTTGACGTTGTTTGTCGCGGTCTGGGTGTTTAAGAAGATGCGCACATCAATTCCACACTAATGGAGTAAGTTCCATGAAACAACTGAAACAACTGTTCTCCCTGGGCAAGCGTGAAGCCGTTATCGGTGGCTCGTTGCTGATGACGTCCGGCCTTTCGATGGCCGCTGAGGGCGATATCGACACTACCAAGGCCCTGGCCTATATCGCGGGCGGCCTGACTGCGGCGGCGGCTGTGACCGGTGCCATGTTCGGCCTGGTGGCCCTGATCGGTGCCGCCAAGAAAGCCCAGCGCGCAGGGACCTAATCGACCCTCAGTCAAGCCGGTGGCGGTCACTCCGCCCCGGCTTTTTTATTGCCCGGAGAAAGGATAAATGAGGATTAAGAAATGTATATCAGCCCTGAAGATATCGCTTTTTATGGCGTGCTTATTGCCATCGTTATTCTTTGCTCAGGGCGCTAGGGCTGAATATTATTATTGGTACATGGGTCATTTTGATAAGAAAGTTTCGTCGCCCTCGGCGGGTTGCGATCTTTATTTCACTGGTATATCTCGCGATCCAGGGCGGGTTTTTGTTATGGAGCCTTCTTCAAATCCAAGTGAGGCGGGCAAGGTTTTCTATTGTGTGGTTCGTTCTGGTGATTGGGTTCTTTTTAATACGACTGTTGTTTTGAAAGGCGATAGGTGTCCCGAAGGGCAGTCTCTCGATTTAAAAGATGGCTTGTGCAAGCCTCCGCCTCCCGAGTGCGAATCTGGAGTGCCGAACTTGTTCAGGAGTTCTAACTATCCAATTATCGTAATTAATGGAAAGAACACAGTTCCTAGTTCTCCGCCGTCTGGCTGTTTGAATGGGTGCGCTTATGAGGCTGATAGTTCTCGGCCAACATCTTGTTATCGCACTCCAGGCTCCACAACTGAGGGGTTCTGCAACTACACGCTCAAGAGCAACGGCCAGAACTGCTCGGCAGATTCCGGCAACCTGGGCGGCACCGGTCCTTCGCTCAGCGAACCGAATCAGCCGCCAGTGACCGACCCGCCTTCGGACCCGAATGACCCGGGCTGTCCGAAGGGCTACAGCTGGTCAGGCACCACGTGCGTGAAGACGCCGACCGATCCCACAGACCCGACCGACCCGAAAGACCCTGGTGGTGATGGTGGTGGAACTGGTGGTGGCGATGGTGGCGGGACTGGTGGCGGTACAGGCGGTGGCGGTGATGGCGGAACGGGCGGCGGCGATGGCGGCACCGGCGGGGGAGACGGAAACGGTGGAACTGGCGGCGGTGATGGCGATGGCGGCGGCACGGGTGGTGGTGGTGATGGCGGGGGAGACGGGCAGTGCGATCCGGCCAAGGACCCGAACAAATGCGGCAGTGGCTCCTCGATCTCCGGCGACGGTGACTGCAAGGTGGCGATTCAGTGCAACGGCGACGCAATCCAGTGCGCCATTGTTCGCCAGGAAAAGCTCGCACGCTGCGCGGATGAAGAGTTCCGTACGGTCGATGACAAGAAGATTCAGGACCTGAAGAACACGCTGGCCGGTGAGTTCTCCGGGCCTGAGTACGAACCCATCAAGGCCACCGGCGAGAACACCCATGACCTGTCGAAGCTGCTCGACACTAGCGGGCGCTTCTCCAAGGCCTGCCCGGTTATTCCTGACGTCTCGTTCCCCTGGTTCGGCAGTACTCAGACGGTGTCGCTCAGTAGCGTGTCGTCCGATCTGTGCACGTATCTCCAGTGGTTCGGGTATCTGCTTGTCGCGTTCGCCATGCGCGCCGCGGCTGAAATCATTGCGCGAGGGTTGAACTGATGCCGTTACTGATCGGGGTACTACTGCGGGCCATCGGCTGGTCGCTGATCCCGCTGGGTTGGAAGCTGCTGCGCGGCTTGGGATTCACCGCTGTTGCCTTCGTCGGCGTCAAGGCGGTGATGGATCAGGCCAAGGACTACGTATTCAGCAACCTGGGTGGCGTGCCTGCGCAGTGGCTTCAAGTCCTGGGGCTTCTGCAAGTT